CGTGTGCTCCCTCAGCGCCTCGGCGATCTGCTCCTTGGTCACGGCGTCGTCCTCCTCGGTGGTCTTCGGCTCCTCGCCGTCGGGGCCGAGGAGGCTGGTCAGGTGGTCGCGCGCGGTCTTGATGGCCTGCACGCTCTTGCCGCTCAGGCGGCGGCCGGCCTTCGCCATGTCGTCGGGCTGCATCGCTTCCACCTGCTCGGTGAAGGCGAGCCTGGCCACGATGCCGAGCGCGCAATCCAGCGCCTCGACGGCGCAGTCCAGGTCTGAAGCGTTCTCCCAGTCGTAGGGCTCGTCCTCCTGGGCCTCGCGGTCGCGCGCGGTGGCCACCCGGCCGCGCAGGTCGGCCAGCTGGCTGGCGGCCGTGCGCAGCAGCGCGGCGTCCTGCGCCTCCCACGCCGGCGAGCCGGGCGCCATCTCCTCGCCGTCGGCCTTCTTCACGTCGTCGGAGTTCGAGCCGAACTTGCGCTGCGCGGCCTCCACCTTCGCCTTGGCCTTGTCCCCGAACTCGGCACCCTGCGCGATCCTGGCCGCGGCGTTGTCCGCATGGGCCTTGTCGTGGATCGGGAAGTGCCGCTTCGAGCGCGGCGTCGTCTTCCCGCTCTCGTCCTTCGTGCCGCCCGGCTCGATGTAGGCGAAGGCGCTGTCCGGGAGGTCGTTCTTGTCGGACGTGGAGATCGCAGCCTTCTCGACCTGGTCGCCGGACAGCACCGCCTCGACGAGCGCGGCGCCCTGGCCGTCGTCGGGCAGCGACTTCATGAGGAGCGGCGGGGTCCCGTTCGCCGGCCCCAGCACGCCATCGACGCGCTCGATCTCGGCCTTCTCGATCTCGGTCAGCTCGTCCTCGGGCGTGACGCCGGTGCTCGGCTTCCTGCGGGCCATATCAGCTCCTGTCGAAGGTGAGGGTGGGGTCCGCCGGCCGCCGCTTGGCGCGTCCCTGCGGGCTCATGCCGTTGATGAGGCCGGCCTTGACCAACGCCCAGGCCGAGTCGTCCCAGATGGTCCCGATCAGCCAGTCGCCGGCCTTGATGAGCGTGTCGCCGACCTGCCAGTCCGGGCCTCGGTAGATGTAGCTCTCGACGACCGTGCCGTGGCCCTCGGTGCCGTCCTGGTGGTACAGGCCGACCGTGCGGCTCTTGACCATCCATGCCCAGGCTGTGCGCTCGATGGTCTCGGCGCGGGCGTAGTCGCGGCGTCCGTCCTTGGCCTTCGCGACGTCGGGCTTCAGAGCCGGCCAGGCGAGGCAGAGCGTGTATCGCTGCTCCGGCTCGGCCTTCAGGAGCGAGGTCCAGGCGCTGTCGAGGGCCTTCTCGACGGGGCCGGTGGTCGACGCCGCGATGTTCGTCGCGGCCTGGTGGATGTCGATGCCGGCCGCGTCGGCGGCGCCCCTCAGTACGAGGCGGGTGATGTTGCGCGCGTCGCCGTGGTCGTCGTCGGGCCGCATGCACCCGCAGCTCAAGCACACCGGGGCGACCTCCTACGTGAGCAGCTGCTCGGGCAGCAGCGCGCAGCGGCAGCGGGGATGGGCCGGCGGCGCGGCGTCGCCGGACGGGAAGTCCTGGTCGAGCGGGACGGCGCCGGCCGCCTCGTTGGCCTCGCAGATGGGGCAGGGGTGGAACGTGATCCAGCTCTTGCCCGGGACCTCGTTGACCTCGTACGTCTGGAGGCTGGCGGCGCCGACCGCGCGCGCCAGCTCGGTGTGCGCGATCAGCCGGGCCCGGCCCGGGTCGTCGAGGACGTCATGCACCGCCTTCGCGGTCGTGTCCACGGATTCGCCCGCCTCGGCGCTGTCCGCCAGCACTCGCCCGAGCCGCTCCAGGGTGTCGTCGCTGATGCCGCGGATCACGACGTCGGCCCGCTGGAGCAGCTCCGCCAGCCCGGCGCCTCCCTCTTCGCCGCTGAGCTGGACTGCGGCCGCGGCATTGCCCGGCTGCCAGGCCGACCAGTCCATGTCGGCGGCGATCCGGTATGCGCCCTCCGCGACGCGCGCGGCGATGCCCTTGGCCTCGATCTGCTTGAGCGCGCCGCCGATGCCGAGCAGCCAGCCGTCGCCGTACGCGGCCCGGAGCGCCTCCTCCAGGGCGGCCACGTCCAGCTGGAGGTCAGCCACCGTGCCCGCCGCCGCCACGACCCGGGGATCGACGCTACGACCCAGGATCCGGGCGATGAGGGCGGCGAAGAACTCCTCAGCGGCGGTCAGCCACTGGTTCAGCGGCCGGCTCGCGAGCGGCGGCTTGTCGGCCGCCTTCACGAAAGGGAGGCCGGCCGCGGCCACCTCCCGGCGCTGCGCCTTCTTGCGTGCCCGCCAGCGGGCCGTCCGGCTCTTCGCGACGGTGGCCGTGGCCAGCGCGCCCCAGTCGGTGGTCGTGCACTCCGGGCGCAGGCCGGGCATGGCGTGCGCGTGCGCCGGCGGCCACCAGGCGGCGACCTCGATGCAGTCGCCGTCCGGGTCGTCCGGGTTCAGGACGCCGCGGTCCTCGTGGTCGAGGTTGATGTCCAGGTCGGCCTCGCTCGGGACGACGTAGATGAAGCCCTGGTAGATCCCATCCGGGCTCAGCCAGCCACCGCGGACCTGGCCTGGCGGCAGCTCTGCGCCGGTCTCCTCTGACCACTCCCGCTGGGCGGCCTCGAACGGCTCCTCGCCGTCCTCGACGTGGCCACCGGGGAACTCCCAGGTACCGCCCGCAGGGTCGTCGTCGGCGAGGGCCCGCTGCAGCATGAGCACGCGGCCGGTGTCGCCGGCTTTCACGGCGAGGCCGGCCACGCTCGGCCCGGCCACCGCCTTCTGGACGTCCTGAGCGGGCGGCTTCGGCTCGGCTGACTGCGTCGGCGCCTTGGGCGCCCCCGGCTTCGTCCCATTGGGCGCGGCGGGCGGCTGCCCTGGCGCAGGCAGCGCGGGCGGGGGCTCTGGCGGAGCCTCGATGGTGCGGTGGACGATGTCCCCGGCGCCGTGGACCGCCGACACCCGAGTGGCCACCGGGCCGCCGGTCGTCGGGTCCACCTCGCCAGCGTCTGCCGCCAGCTGGATCAGCGGCGTGATGCCGGCGCGGTCGACCACGAACCGCGGAGTCGGGTTCTCGCGGTCCACCGGCAGCCCGAGCACCGTCTCTCGCGGCTCGTCGGGACTGGCGGCGCCCATCCGCACGTAGAAGTCCCACGCCTGCGCCTCCTGCAGGCGGTCCTCCTTCTCGCGCCCGGTGTCGAACTGGAAGGCGACGGGGAGGCCGCGGTCCTCCTGCAGGTAGCGGGTGTAGATGCCCTGGAGGTGCCGGACCATCGGCATGGTGCCGATCCGGAACTGGACGTCGACCTGGGCGTCCGCGCTCGACTTGTTCACCGCGTCCGTGATGCCGATGTCGTTCGGGGTGATCCCGCAGGCGGCGCACGTCTTGCGGATGAGGTAGAGCGGGAACTGGGGGTCGAAGTTCTTGTCCCCGGCAGCGGTCGGGTTGGACCCGTGCGGCACCCAGCGCACCTTGTGCTTCTGGGCCTGGTCGCCTTCCATCATCGCGTCCCAGGCCGCCTGGAACTTGACGATGTTCTCCGGGTCGCTGAGGTCCGGCGGCGCCTCCATGAAGGTGTCCGGAAGGCTCCCCTGCGTGAAGTACAGCAGGAAGTGCCACTGGAAGCGGACGTCGGTGTTGCCGGTCAGCATCAGCCACTCCGCGACCGGAAGGCCGTAGATGCTCTCGGGCTGCGGCGCGAAGGGCAGGTAGATCAGCGCGTCGTTGCGCAGCCACTGCCACGGGATGCCGCTGATGTACTGCACGTAGGCGGGCGCGTCGCCGGTCGGCTCGCGGCCGTAGTAGTCCACGAGGGGCGCGATGCTGGCCCCGCTGACCACCTCGAGCGCGGCCACCTGGCCGGCCCGGGTCCGCTGCCGGTAGAGCGTGCCCGCGTCGTAGCGCAGCACGTCCTCCAGCAGCTTCCACTGCCACGAGTCGAACGGGGTGGACCCGTCCGGCTTCTGCATGATCTTGGTGGCCAGCTTGACCTGGTCGGAGACGTCCTCCTCCAGGCCGTCCATGGGGACGATCGACCACTCCATGGAGCGGAGGTCGCGCTGGATGTGGTTGATGCACAGCCGGAGCACGTCCCAGCTCTCGATGAACGCCTTCAGCGTCTCGAAGCTGACGCGGCCGGTCCCCGCCCGCGGCTTGGTGCTGACGTTGTACCCGACCGGGAAGTCCCAGGTGCGCGGGTCCATGCCCCAGGGCGCGAACTGCTGGATAGGCCGGCCGGGCGAGAACGGACCGCCGGTCTGCATGCCCTGCTCGGCCAGCGCCTGATCGACCTCGGGCGGCACGACGACCTGGCCGTACCCGGTCATCCCGCCGGCGCCGGAGCTGAGCTGCGCCACGTCGCGCATCTCACGGGCGGCCGCCACGGCGGGCATGGCCTTGCTGACCGACGACCAGGTCCGACGCGCCGACGTCCGCAAGACGACCTCAGCCACCGGCCTTCATCCGCCCGATCTCGGGCCGCTCGTACGCCTTCGGCCTGAAC